CCAAAAGGATAAACGTGGGAGAGATAGTAAATATAAACGTGTCAAGCTTTAACTCACGCATATCTACTCTACAAGAAATACACTGCTGGAAAGGTTACCGTAAAATGGGCACCAAAATGAAAGGTGGCAAACGTGTTAACAATTGTGTAAAGATAAAAGAAGAAACAACTGATACAAAATCTTTAAAAGAAATAACAACAGATTTTTTAAAATACGCAAAACACAAGCTAGGCTATAAAAATAAAGTTAAAATTGTTCTTAATAATGATAAAAATAAAGTAGAAGAGTTAAGAGCAATGGCTTGTTATAGCCCAGGAGAAAATAATATTTGGGTATATATAGGTAAAAGAAATACAGCTGATATCTTACGTTCTTTAGGACATGAATTAGTACATGCAAGACAAAATGAAACCGTTAAAGACAGAGCTATTGATGGTAAAACCGGTTCAGCAGATGAAAATGAAGCAAATTCATTAGCGGGGGTAATGTTAAGAGAATACGGTAAAGAGCACCCTGAAATATACAACTAATATGTCTTTTAATTCATACGCCAATAAAATAAATACAGGCCTTCTTGAAGAGGAAAGATATAACATAAAAGTAAAAGTACCTGTACAATTTAAATCTCGTCTACAAGTAAGAGATTGGCTTGAAGATACTAACTTTCCTGGTACTAGTGCAGATACAGCTTTAAGATCTTTTATTGCCCAAAAGGCACGTAAAGCAGGTATACCTGAAAATGAAATAGGCCTATTAATATGGTATGCAAGAAATAATAATCCAATTATTAAAGTTGTACCTAAAGTAGAACCAATAATACGACTTCCGTATAAAGACGACTAAATAATACTATGCCCTGGAAAGTACGTGGAAAATGCGTTTATAAAAAAGACACCGGTAAAAAAGTCGGTTGTACGAAAGGTTCTGTAAAAAAGTACCTTGCTGCATTACACATAAACGCACATGAATCAAAAACAGGAATAAAACCCTTTAAACAGTTTTTTGGAGAAAACTTACCTATGGGTGGTTATGCTTCTAACATGCCTACAATGAATGGGGATCAAACAGGGGTAGAAGAAGGAGAGTATTCACAAGACACCGGGGATGAAATATCTTTAAATGATAGTGCTAGTAAAGATCAAATAGTAAATGACATTATTGATGACTTAGAAGATCTTAAAACTCATGATTGGTCAAAGCCTTTAGATTCTGATTTAATTAAAGCAATGGCTGATTCTTTAAGAGAAGTAGGTATAGAGCCTACTGATTTTGATGCTGCTATGAATGCCTCTCCAGACAAACAAGAACAATACCTTATTACAGGCCCAAGTTCTTGGAAAGGTGGTAATGGAGCTTTGAATGATTTAAAATCCATTTTAGCTGGTAATGAACCACAACCGGTAGATGAAGAAGAAAGTAATCCAGCTGCAGACCTACCTATGGGTACTACTAGTATGGGTGATTCGTTATCTCAAGAAAATTTTATAAATCATAAAGGACCAGGACGCCCTGGAGACAGTAAGCGCCACGGTATTAAAAAGCATGCAAGTTTAAGCTCTTTAGATAAAATAGTACATAGTAAAACAGCAAGCCCTCGTAAAAAGCAATTAGCTCATTGGCAAGCTAATATGCGTAGAGGCAAAGCAAAACGTAGATAATTTGTTATAATAGTGTAAAATACTATTATGAAGAAAATACTCGTAATGGGACTGCCTGGTGCAGGCAAAACAACTCTATCTTTAGAGTTAGCTAAGCTATTAGGAGCTACACATTTTAATGCCGATGAAATACGCAATGAAATTAATAAAGACCTTAAGTTCAGTGTTGCAGACCGTCTTGAACAGGCTAGAAGAATGGGCGTGTTGTGCGATATTGTTTCTCGCTCTAATAGCTTTGCGATTGCCGATTTCGTATGCCCTACACCGGAAACTAGACAGGCATTCGGAAAAGCATTCGTAATCTGGGTAGACAGAATTACAGAAGGCAGATTTGAAGATACAAACAAAATGTTTGTACCCCCTGCTGAGTATGATGTAAGAGTTACAGCTGAAGGTACACCTTTGTTTTGGGCTAACAAAATTAAGAACATTATACAGCCTGCATTTGATCCTAAATTACCAACAGCGTTTATGCTCGGTCGTTATCAACCTTTTCATAACGGTCACAAAGCTCTTATTTTAGAAGCTCTCAATAGGGTAGGTCAAGTATGTATTGCTATTAGAGATACTAAAGGTACAGATGAAAAAAATCCGTTTGATTTAGATGAAGTAGAAGGTAATATTCGTACTGGTATGAAAGGCTATGAGAGTAAGTTCACTATTGTTAGAGTACCAAACATTACTAATATATTTTATGGTAGAGATGTCGGATATAAAATAGAACAAATTGATTTAGATAAAACCTTACAAGAGATATCAGCTACTAAAATACGTAACGAACTTAAGGTATAAGTGGATTTATATCATAAGTATACGTAATGCGTAATACGTATAAGATTTTAGCTGAATTATACAATGGTTTACAAGGAAAACCTTATGAACCAGAGAGAACTGTACGTCAAGTGCCATTTACAGATGATGAGTACAGAGTATTAAGTAAGCTTTTTGACTTTCGTAGAAAAAAATCTAACTCTAATGAGCTAATGAGAATTTATGCACCAGGAGAGGTTGAAACGGTATTAAAGTATTCTGATAATACGTATGTTTTAATGCTTGATGAAGGGCGTGGTATTGTTAAGCATGAGTATAATCACTTTTACGATCTTACAAAGTACTTGCGTCAAATATATAAAGCCAATAGAGATGCAGATAAAGAACAATCCATAGAAGGTCCTGATTTGCCTGCTGGTGTTACACAAGGTGGTCCTAGTCACCAAAGTCAATCATAATAATAAAGTGCAACAGTTTAAAAAAGCCGTGCGCGGGTAAATATTGTACCCACATATATTATGGCTAAAGTTTTGTTTATACTCAAACGTAGAGAAGATTACAATGGTGTAGCACACTCTCAAATTGGTTTAAGCACAGGACTCTACAATTCTGCATGCTTTGTAAACAATATGCTTAAAGCATATAATATAGAGTCTAATTTAGTTGTAGTAGTAGATAATAATGATATAGATAGAGAAGTTACTAAGTATCGCCCTACACATGTTGTTATTGAAGCTTTGTGGGTAGTGCCTACTAAGTTTGATGTACTACAAAAATTACATCCAAATGTAAAATGGATTGTACGTTTGCATAGTGAGTTACCGTTTATGGCAGGAGAAGGTATGGCAATGGACTGGATAGGAGATTACTCGACTTATAAAAATGTAATAATAGCTTGTAATGCTCCTAGAATGTATAAGGAAATACAGAATTATTTACGTATAAAAAATAATTGGTTAAAAGAAACATCGAACAGCAAAGTTATATATTTGCCAAACCATTACCCAGGCTTTTATAGGGCGCCTAAACCTATAGACTATAATAAAGAAATAGTAAATGTAGGTTGTTTTGGAGCAATAAGGCTATTAAAAAACCATTTAGTACAAGCATTTGCTGCAATTGATTTTGCAAACAAAATAGGCAAAAAACTACATTTTCATATTAATGCAGGGCGTATAGAAATGAAAGGTGAACCTGTATTACATAATTTGAAAGGGCTATTTTTACAATTACACGATAAAGGGCATGAATTAATTAATCATGAATGGACACCTAGAGAAAATTTTGTCAATCTTTGCGGTCGTATGGATATAGGTTTACAAGTAAGTTTTTCAGAAACATTTAATATTGTAGGAGCCGATTATATATCAGAAGGAACACCAATAGTAGGAAGTTCAGAAATACCTTGGTTAAAGAATGAGTGGTTTTACGAGACTAATTACTGTGCAGATCCTACTGATAGTCAAGATATTACAGCAAAATTAATAGATGCTTATTACCACCCAGCTAGAAATGTAAATCAGTGTCAAAGATCTTTAAAAAAATATTGTAAAGAAACAGAGCCTGTTTGGACTAAGTATTTTAATTAATATGTCTAAGCACACCGTAAAATTGCATAGTTGGAGATTTGGCAAACTTAAAGTTGTAGAACGTACGTTTGAAAGCATACATGATGCACTTAATTTTGCTAGACACAATAATGGTCACGGCATAAAGATCTATAATGAAGAGAATACGTTAGTGCATTCTGCCGGAGATGTTCCGCCAGAAAATACAGATTCGTACGCTTAAGTACTTGAAAAACGTTTCATATGTAATATAATATATCATATGAGACTCAACATTAAAGTAGATGCTGCCGTACAGGATTACGCGGATTCCATTATAAAAGCAGCTAAAGACTATAAGTGTGATGTTGATATTGATGTAGTTACTAACGAAACAAGTAACACTACAGGTACAGAGAAAGCTAATCAAATTTTAATTACATCAGAATTAGGCGTTGTAGTAGTGTTTCCTGATTTTACTAAATCTTCTGCCCGCGCTACAATATTTGATATGGGAGAGTTAAATCGTTTACAGAAAGAAGGCTTTAGTGATGACTTTATAGAAGAAAAGGGTCACGTTTACGGAGCATTACTAAAAAAGACTCAAAAGAATGCTGAAATGTTCGGCTATTATTTAACACATAAATTAAACTTAAAATCGAAAACAAACTAACATGTCGACAGATAAATTAAAAATCCATCCAGAACTTTTAAAAATGTATAACTCCCCAGGTTACCGTAAAAAGGTAAAACAGGCAATTACTAAAATTAAAGAGTTACATAACATAAAGAACAAGCTTAAAAGAGGCTTTCCAAAGCTTAGTTTACAAGCCACTGAGAAACAAAAAACTGCTCATGTAAAGCTATATACTAACAAGCCTGACGTTAACACAGCACATTATTTTTGTCAATTTATTAATACAGCTCAAGATCGTAAAAATACAAAATCAGCTGATAAAAAATAAGCTTGCACTATTCCTATAAGGCACCATACTGTATCTATGAACCTTGATACTAACCTTATAGCTATATCTAAATGTGGTAAGTACGTTTACCCGGTTGATTCTATTTCCGGTGCAAAAACCTTTGCACCTATTGAGTATTTTAAAAAGACCCTAGCAGAAAAATACAATAACGATTTAAAGTTGTTTGTTAAAGAGTACGTCACGAGAGAGACTAAAAAGTACTTGGCTGCTGGATATACTCCAGAACAAATTAAAGATTTAGCTTCTAAATGTAAAGGTAATAAGTTACCGAAGATAAACGTAAAGCTCAAGAAGCATCCTAATATGCCTAAAAAGGAAAGGCGTAAACGTTTAGCTTCTCATGCAGAGTCTACCACTGTAGTAATTAACGAAGAAGGTAAAGAAGAGAAAGTAAGAACCTATCCTTGGACTGGTAATCCTGATTACTTTAGAAGTGAACCAGCTTATACAAATATTGCTGAAGTTACAAAAGAAGCTTGTTTAATGCCACACATTAATCTCGATGATGAATGTCATGGTTGTAAGTACTACGATGTCTGCTTATGCCCTCTGAAACAATAAACATATTTGTCGATCTAGACGAAACCTTAATACATACTCTCGGTATGAAAACCGTTGCAGGAGATGTAGAAAAGGTTGACAATCTTTGTGATAAGCCTGTAACTGTATCGTTAGGCAAGAAAGAGCATTATGTAGCAGTATTAAGGCCTGGTGCAAATTATCTCTTGTTTCGTTTAAGAGAAATAGGGCATGTTTATATGCTTACTAGAGCCGCTAAAGATTATGCTCAAGCAATGAACAAAGCTTTTAATTTCGGGTTTGACGAAGACAGGATATTTGATAGAGAGTATGTTAAGGATTGGAAACACAAAAACCCTAAAATAAAGATAGATACTGGTAAAAACGTTCTTATTGATGATTTAAGAGTTTTTGATAATTTTGAAAAGGTAGCTTTTATTAAGAAATTCGGTATCGCCAAATACATTAATGTATCTGCATTTTGGGGCAATAAAGAAGAAGGATTTACAGTTGAAAGTATAGATAATATTGTAGAGGATGTTAAAACTAATTAGTGGATATTTAAATAATACAAGTAAATCATTATAATGAAACTATTACCAAATCCGAAGCTAGTACAGCATTTAATTAAGAATAAATGTAAGGTTGCCTTTAAAAGTGCCGGTAAAGACGCAATGTACCTAATGATAGACTACACTGTACAAGCTAAGAAGCCTGCTGCTGGTCTTGATTTATTAGGTAATAGTCAAGAGGTTTTCGAAAAAGTTGCAAGTTCTGTACGCAAATACTATCCAAATGCTGAGCTATCTTCTCAAAACGGTAGTCACACAGTAGTTTATCGTATTACTTCTAATCAAAATTAACATTAAAACACATATACAATTAGTAAATAATTATATATGTCTTGCTCAAGATACGCTTTATATTATGGTGGTACAGCTGGTGCAGGTAATGGTGTATTAGCTGTTACCTATCGTAACTGTGGTGACCGTACACCAACTAACCTTACAGTTACTGGTGGTACATCTGGGGCATTTTATGGTGTAGTAATTGCAAGCACAGATTATGATGTACCTTCTTTAACTTGTACAACAGGATATGCTTCAGCAGGTGGTGCACCGGTTGGTGGGTTTGTATATAATATTCCAGTTGTGCCTTATGCAACGTATGTTACTACAAATTCCGTAAGTGCTTTATCAGCGCACGGTCTACCATATCCTACTACTTAAAGTTGTAGTTTAGCTTATTTAAAGTAAGTGTGGGTATGTTGATATTTGTTCATGTACCTAAAACAGCAGGCTCTACGTTTAAATCTCTTATATCAAAAGAGTTTAATTCTAAAGATATTTTAGTTATAGATTCTCCTAGCTGGATTAGCGAGGAATTAATAGTTAATAGATCTAATTTACCGGGTAGTGTTGCGCAAAAACCAAACAGTAATATAAAGTTTATGTGCGGACATTTTAAAGCGACTAAAGCTTTAAACATGTATCCAGATGCAACATTAATAACTTGGTTAAGAAACCCAGTAGAAAGAGTTGTATCCCAGTATTATTATTATCTAGGAGCTAGTTACACATACGGTGTTAGAACAGAACATAGAACATACGATTTAGTAACGTTAGAAGATTTTATTAAATACTCTTCTCATCAAAACATTGCTACTTCTTTATTAGATGTTCCGTTAGATAGATTTAAGTTTATAGGTATAAAGGAGCACTTTAAAGAAGAATTAAAAAGGTTTAACAGAGTTATGGGGTTTAATTTAAATCAGCCAACTGTAGATTATAATGTAAATAGTAAAAAACAAAATATAAACGAAAACTATTCTGTAAGTGAAGAGATACGTGAACTAATAAGATATCACAATAAAAAAGATGTTGAAATGTATGAAGAGTGTTTGAAAAAAGCAGGATACAAGTAAATAGTAATATGAGTGAACAGCAAGGACCTAGTTTATTGCAAATGGCTTTTAGTCTTTCTGAAACCGGAAAAGACGTTTTAGCAGGAGCTATAAAATCTGGAGTCATATTAGCTACAGAGGACGTAGTCACAGAAAGACAGTCAATGTGTCTATCATGCGACAAACTTAAAAAAGACGGTATTATATCAAGGTGTATGGCTTGTGGGTGTGGTATGAATATAAAAACTCGCTTAGAAAAGTCTAAGTGTCCTTTAAGTAAATGGACCCGATAGTCTCATTAATAACACCTACTCACCGTCCTGATAAGCTTTTACGGTTATATGATTCCATAGCTAAACAAACTGATAAAAGGTTTGAATGGGTAGTAATACCTAACAACGGGGCTGATGTAACTATACTACCAGTTGAACCGTGGATAAAAATAGTACCCTATAACGGCGGAACTAATATTGGGGAAATTAAAAAATTCGGCTTTATGCAAGGCGTTGGTGAGTTGTTAGCAGAAGTAGATCACGATGATGAACTTGTACCTACTTGTATAGAGACGCTTATTAATAATAAAGATAAAGGCGATTTTATCTATTCTAACAATTTAGTATTAGATTCTAATAATAAACCTTATACTTGGGGACCAGATTTTGGGTGGAAATATAGTACCTATAACTATAAAGAAGAAGAGTGTTTAATTAATGTAGCGTTTCCACCTTTACCAGCTAATTTTAGTTGGCAATTTTGGGCACCTAATCATATTAGAGTGTGGCGTAAAGACTTTTATAATAAAATAGGTAAACATAACTCTAGTTTAAAGGCTTGTGATGATGGGGAATTAATGTGCCGTAGTATGATGTACGGTAAAATACATCATATAAATGAAGTACTCTACATATATTATCTACATCCAGATAACTCTCATTCTCAAAGTGATTTAAAGCCCTGGATTGAAAACTACACCGTCTATATGCACAAAGCATATACAGTACCTATGACAGTTGCTTGGTGTAAAGCTAATAATTATAACATATACAATACTAATACTATTACACTACAGTCTACTAACGCCGGACTTATAGTGTTTGAAGATATACGTAACATACGTAACCTAGATGTATACATGATGTTAGCATATAACATATTAATACCTGGAGGTATTTTATTATTAACTAACTCTATAGAAGCAGAAACCATTATATCTAGTCCGCATTCTAAACAAATATCATACTGGGATCAAGCGTATAAGACCAACGCTTGTGCCTGTTTTATATCAAATGGTATACATATAGTAAACAACACAGTATATGGATACTTTACTAAAACTACAGAAAACACGCATGTAGCTATATCCAAAACGGATTATTCTTCTATATTGAATAACTACTACCAACAGTAAGTAATAATATGGACGATAACTCACATAATTTATTACAATCTTATTACAATGATGGTGATTGCAAATATCATTATGATTCGTTACAATATAACGGTAACACGTTTTATGTAGGGTTTACTCGGGCAATTACAGGTGGTGGAATATATATTACTGTTGGGCCGATCACAGGTAATAATGGATATAAGCCCACATCCGATGACGTAACTGCTTTAGCTAATATTGTTACTGGTTTTCAAAATAAACCTTTAAACGGTAATGAATGTGTTGCTCTTGGATGGACATATTTAGGACACACTAGTTCTAATTTACCTAGAATTACAGCTGCAATAGCTGCTGCTAAAACTAATGGTTGGACGTTTGAGTCTTTGTTTTATCATTCAGGTTATTTTGTGTATGGTTGTGCAGGAGCTAAACAGTTTTACGATCAAAATACTTAATTTTAACTTTTAATGAAAGGCGCAAAAAACATCGTTGTAGTAGGCGGTGGTGCAGCTGGTTGGTTGACTGCTTTAACGTTACAAAAGCTTTTTTCTACTACCCAAAACATTACTCTAATTGAAAGCGATCAAATAGGTATATTAGGTGCAGGAGAAGGGGTAGTACCAAGTTTTAATTCCTTTTTATTTAAAATATTAAAACTACCCTTTTATGATTTTATAAAAAGCACTAGTGCTACCTTTAAATATTGTACTGCGTTTAAAAACTGGAATGGTAAAGAAGAGTTTTGGGTAAATGCATTTGCACCTACTACCATACAACATTATGATAAGGTAATTAACAAAGCACCGTTCATTAAGGATACTATTACTAATAGGTATGATATGGTTATACCGCATGCATTTCATTTCGATGCTTCTTTATTAGCTAAATTTTTAAAAGAAAATGCTTTAAAACGAGGCATACATAGAATAGAAGGTAAAGTTGTATCGTTTAATAATGATACGAACGGCTTTATAAAAGAAATAGTATTTGAAGATGGTCGTAAAGTTAATAGTGATTTTGTTTTTGATTGTTCTGGTTTTAAAAGATTAATAATAGGTAAACACTATAATTCTCGTTGGATATGTCTCAAGCATAGATTTCCAGGTAAAGCAGCGTTACCTTTCTTTCTCGATATAGATAAAGAATACAAACCATACACTCTCACCACTGCTATGAAGCACGGTTGGATGTGGAAAATACCTTTACAGCATCGCTACGGTAGTGGGTATATATTTGATTCTGATTATATAACAGTAGATCAAGCAAAAGAAGAAGTTGAACAATATTTAGGTCATTCAATTAAACCTGTTAATCTATTTAAATACAGCCCGGGGTATTACGAAAAAATATGCATAAAGAATTGTATGGCTGTAGGGCTTTCTACTGGTTTTTCAGAACCATTAGATTCTAATGCTTTAGGTGTAGTTGTTACTCTATTAAATACTGGGGTGCTATCAGAAACAAATACATTTGTAAAAATGCTTTCTGATCTTAACAACGAAACGTATAAAGAAGAATTTAATAAATTACATTTAGATACAGTTAATAATTGGCACAGTGGTATACAAGTACACTATTTAACTAAACGAACAGATAGTTTGTTTTGGAAAGAGTTTAGAACAAAATATAAAATATACGATTCTCTTTTAGATTTATTAGAACGCCATAAAACAATTCGCTTAGAAGATGACCCTGTAATGAAAGACGGGCTACCGCCGTTTCCGCTTTTTAATTGGTTAACGATTTTTAAAAACAAAGAACTTTTAAATACAGACCTATACCCAAGCAAGCAAATAGGTGCTGATATCTTCACCGCAGAAAATGATTTAAACGATTGCTACATGGAGCCGTTAATGGATAAAAACTATTTTGTGAACAACATTACTAAAGATTGGGGTATTACCGGTTACGAGCCTTTAGATTTAAAAACAAAACGTTCTTATCGTTTATTGCAAAGATTCAACTCATTTTGAAGTTGCTCTAAACACTCCGCCCCAATCAGCTGGTAAGTTAGCATTTCTAAGCTCATTAATTCTTTCTATCATGTTTTCGTAATAGTGAGCTAATTCGGGGTTATAAGTTATTAAGGATTTGGCTAATTGTATAGCATTATCCCATCTTTGCATTCTATAATCTGATAAAAATCCGTCATGTATTTGGCCTACATAAGGCTTTTCCATTGTAAGAAAGTTATTTTGTACAGCAGTATAGATCTTCACACCTTCTTTTTTACCTTTAACAGCTATACAATCTAGTTCAAAACACTTGTATTTGTCTTTAACGTATTCGTAGGTCTTAGGACCAATTACTATCTTTACACCGTAAGGTTTAGATTGCCCTTCTAACCTCGAGGCCAAATTAACTCCGTCGCCCAAGCAAGTGTAATCGAAACGCTGAGTACTGCCCATATTACCAACAACAACAGTATCTGTGTTGATTCCAAGACCCATTCCAAAGGCTGGCACCCCTTCTTGAGCAATTTCTTTATTAAACTCATCTAGATTACTTAACATTATCATTGCAGTTTTCAATGCATTTAATGCGTGCTCTTTATCATCTAGTGGTGCATTCCAAAAAGCCATTTGAGCATCTCCTATATATTTGTCTAATGTGCCGTTATTGTCTAGTATAGCTTTAGTCATAGCAGTCATATAACGGTTCATTATCTTTGTTAACCCTTGTACATCTTTACCATAATGTTCTGATATAGTAGTAAAGCCTCTAACGTCAGTAAACATAATAGATAGCTCTCTACTATCTCCGCCCAATTTTAATAAGTCTGGATTCTCTTGTAATTTCTCAACCATTGCTGGGGATAGGTAGGTACCGAATTGTTTCTTTATTTGCTGTTTTAACTTAAATTCTTGTACAAATCTAAAGAATAAAGCTCCTACCCAGGGTAGTAGTACTGCTAGAGTGGGCCATGTATAATCTAAAAGATATCCATTATTAACAAATAAACGCGAACCAATAAAAAAGGGTACACACAAGAATACAGTAACTAACAAACCATTTAGGATATACCCCAGGCAGCAAGCAGCAACAATAAGAATAATAGCAAGTATAATACCACCTGTAAGCTCATATAAGTCGAAGGTTGAAGGTCTTTGTAACCTATCATTATTTATTAACATTTGTAAAGATTGCGCTGATATTTCATAGCCTTGGGATATTCCTATCGGGGTAGCAACTGTATTTGAAATACCTTCTGCAGTAGGTGCAATAAAAACGATTTTGTCTTTTAATTTAGTCCAGTCTTTATCTACCATAGACACTCTATCAAATGTGTACTTGAAGTTAATCCAAACTCTGCCATTAGCATCAGTATTAATAGGAGATACACCTTTTACTCGTACAGCTTGTATACCTGATTCATCTACTTTAGCCTGAAAACTTTCTTCTCCGCTAAACACTCTAAGTACTTCTACAGGTAAAGCTGGGTATGTTTCTTTATTAATAGCTACCACTAAAGGTAATCGTCTTGTTACACCGTCTAGTTCGGGTGCGGTTAATAACATACCGACACCGGCTGCACTCTGACCAAACTCTTTTAACGGACCAATAGCTGCAGGGTAACTATATAACCAGTCATTAATACCGTTACCTATTGTAGCCACGCCGCGTGGTACAGGAACACCTTTTCCTTTCTGAGAAGCACTTTGCGAAATAAGTACTGGATATTTTTGTAAAGTATCATTAAATATTTTATCTCCACCAGTACGATCTGGTTCACTAAACAATATAGGAAATACAACAACTGATGCCCCCGACTCAACTGCCCTCTTTATTTGGTCCGATAATACTTGACGTGGTAATGGATACTGCCCGAAAGCTTCAAGAGTCCTTTCATCTATTTCTACTACAGCTATATTTTCACTCTTTACCTTTTGTTGTTTACGTTGAAAATAATCCAATCCTTTCAACCGTAGTATTTCAATCGGGTACGGATCTACTATTCTAAGTACAACAAGGCCAATAAGGATAGTAAAACCAGCTAATAGTATCTTAAGCTTGTGCTTCATTAACTATACTTAGCTGTTTTGCTTCATATGCTGCACGACGTGCCGGTGGCCACGGCTTACCCTTTTTAGCTATAATTTGCTTCTGTAAATACTCTACAGTACGCGGGGCGCGTTTTTTGCCTTTTTGATTTGGTGGCATATTAGACTTACTGTTAAGATTCATACATTTAGGCCTACCAAAATGTATATCTATATGTTTTTGCTCTTCTTCTAACAAAACATTTTTTATAGGTAGAACATTTTGAATTACTTCACATTTCCAACCATTTGGATACTTGTTATACACTCGTTGTAGCCTGCTATTTTCGTGAATATTTTTTCTTAAAAGAGAAAAATGACTACTCCATCTTTTTATAAGATTTTTAGTTGAACCTATTAAATAGCAACCATTAGATGCGGTTATTTTATAGATACCTGCAGACACACCTTCTGGTATCAAATACTTGATATTATCCGTCCTCATATAAATATTTACTAGTTCCACCCTCATTTATCGTCCTCATAACATAAAAAAGTTCGCATAGCGAGCCCGGGGGTGGAACCTTTTTAGTTGATTTTAATCTAAAAGATATGATAATAATCGTATGAACCAAAAACTTACTACTGTAACATTAACGGTACTTAATTTAATAGCAGGCGTAATGGCCTTTTATTTTGCTTCTAAACACACTCACGATGGACAATACGCAACGTTTGTATTTGACTTTGCAATAGGTATGTTAAACGCGTTTTTCTTTATAGTCAACGTTGTCACACTAGTAGTAGATTGGTCATTTGCAAAAAAAACAAAAGTATGATTGTATCTTTTATAATCGCTTTAGTAATAGTTGCTTTAATTATAGCAGCTATGATAAAATACTTACCAAGAGACTAATATGATTGTTATAATAGCATTAGCTTTATTTTTCTTACACTTCTTTTGGCTACACAAATATATTTAACATGATTAAATTAACAGATAACGGTTTAAATTCGGTTTTATATTGGTACTTACCTATAGAGGGATTTACCCCTACTGGTAAAGAGTTAGATCTTTTTGATCAAAATGGTTATGATTTGACTGAGATAGAAAGACTATATGCTCAGGCTAATAACTATAAAGTACAAGGACATAGAGAGTCTAAACACACTATTAAACGTAATTGGTTTGAACAAGAGTTTAAAACAACAGGTGCAGTGTTTAATCATAGTTTGTTGTTTGAACGTTATGGCTATTCCGGAGAAGCACTTATACAAATTAAAAAATGGGCTAAAGATAATAACTTATTTTATAAACTTATAGCTCTTAGACCTAAATGGGGTTTAGACTTTAGTATGGATTATGTAGATGAGCAAGGCAATGTACTTGAAGTGTTACACTGGGAGTACGACGGGTTTAACTATGAAGAGATATTAGAAAAAAAACTTAAAAACGAACCCAAGCTACTTAATATAGATTGGGATGATGCCAGTAAACAAGTACTTGCTCGTAAAGAAGAATGGTATAATTTAGACTTCTTTGCTCAATCTGCATGGAAATGCGATTATTTTGGTATTGAAAGAGAGCGTTTTAAAATGGTAGCTTGGTGACTATATAATAACATGACAAATTCAAGAGAGTATTCAGATATTCCAGGGTTATTACGTCCCACTATAAACCTACATAACCATATAGCGCCGTCTGTTTACCAAAAAGAAAACGGTTATAAAGAGTGGTGGTTAAACAACAAACTACATAGAAATAGCGGTCCAGCGGTTGAACACATTAATGGGGATGAAGAATATTATTTTAATGGAATGAGACACAGAACTGACGGCCCTGCAGTAATGTTTATTGACGGTTATAAAGAATACTGGGTAAACGGAATACAATTAACCGAAGAGCAATTTAAAGCAACATATTCATTATAAAAATTACCTCTGCTCGATATTCATTACTACTCCAGTACCTGTACCGTTCTTAGCTGATACGTTACCACCCTGGTACTTGTAGTTTACAGTAATATTCTCTCCATTGGGTATTGTTATACTAATAACATTACCCTTAAAGTTACTCTTAAGCTTATTTT